CATAGCCTTGCGGGACATACTCTCTGCAATTTCTGTGCTATAAGGATCAGCGTCACGGTAAGCCTCGACTACTTGAGGAGCGAACTCCTGCAATGCTGACACGTCATCAGCACGTTGTAAGCCTAGTTGCTCACGTTGCAATGCACCCGCACGGGCTGACTGCTCTTCTAGAAGGTCGAACAATCCAGCCTGACCCTTTTGTGTTTCGAGCTGCGCCATTTCAGCTTTGATAGAAGCAATCTGGGCGGCACGACTTGATCCTGATCCAAGCGATTGTGCTATTTGGTCAACTTCCTTGTTGTATGCTGCTAGTTCTTCATCATAAGTCTTGCCGCCCGTGCCCTTGGAAAACTGTCCAAACATTCGGCCAAACGGTCCTGTTCTGCTGTATTTTTTCCCTTTTGACATATAGTAGTCGAGAGGAGCTGGGCCAGCAGCCGCACGGGCAATCTTCATTGCCTCTTCGCTAGTTAGCTCTCTTCCGCCAGCAGCTGCGCCAGCTTCTAGGCCAGCGAGTTGCACTTCTAGTCTCTTATACTGAGGGTTATCTTTACCACCTTCAAGACCACGAGCCATTACTCCAATGTCCGCAAGCTCAAGAGCCGTGTATTGAGGACGATACCGTGCCTCTGCGCCGATCAATCGCTCCTGCAATCGAGGGTCAGTAACGCCTTGGTAATTTTTAAATCCCGTTCCGAACAGGTATTCGCCCATTGACGAACCTGGATCTATCGGATCAGGTTGTTGTATTGTTGTTCCGCCGCCTTTGCCACCCATAGTATTTAGTTGTTAATGATTTTTTTAAAAAGTTTATTGCTGTAATTCATCCGCTTCGGGAATCCGCTTCTGTATCTTAAGCCTATTTTATTTTTAGTAAGGACCTCTGGGCATTTATTAACGAAGTCCAGTGTTAACTTCTTGAAGGAGTCCTTGCCCTCAGAAAAAAGAAAAGCCATAAATATGCTATCTCCGTCTTCTCTGTCTGGCTCCCAGTTATTTATAAAATTCCATCCGTCATCCCTGTTGCAATTATACCACATAAACACACCCCTAATGGTTTCGTCTGCATTGTGGTGAACTATTAAGGTTTGCTTCGCCCAGTGGTATGCAACCATAAGGCGTATCATTTCTTTTTCCCAGCCATCAAATACTTTCCCGTTCTCGTGTTCAATACAGAAATCCACGACCCTATCAATAAGGTCAATGGCTTCTTTCTGTTCAGCATTTTGCAATGCTATTTGAACTGATTGCAGGAGAGGGTTCATTAAGAAAGCTTGTATGCAATGATTCTGAATTGGTAATTAGTCCTATCGCTATCAGCGCTTATATTTGAAGCAGAATTACCAGTGCCTTCACCTTGCTCTCTCCACCAAGCCCAACCATAGCCTGACCTGCAACTAAATGTATTTGTTTCTATAAATACCGATAGCCCTGCTGGCTTCGTATTATTACTATAAGGATATGTTAACGCTGGATTCATTTGAGTAATTGCTCCAGATGGAAGCTTCATCTGAATGAAATAAATCAAGTCCGTTGTCCCTAGGCTGTGAGTAATGGTTACGTCCGTGTCGCTCGCTGGAATTGCAGCAAATGTTCCAATAAAATCAGGCTTGCTGAATGACCTTGTGGCAGCTACTGTTGTATCAACATAAGCCTTGATACTTTTTTGTGATGCAACGGCGGTGTCGCTGTCCGAAACCATATCGGTCTCTGTTTTAAAATCTACCTCTTCTACATTACCTTCACCCGCAGTAGTCCTTCCGAGAACCTTAGCTGTGTCAATGTGTTGAATCTTGGGCAGGGTTACGCCGTCCGTCTTGCTTGTGCTATCTTCAATATTAGATGTAGCTATGGCACCCGTAGCAAGTTGAGCCGTGTCTATGCCGCCTTGATTAACTACGATCTGACCCGCAGAGTTAACGTCAGTAGTTTGACTGTCGGTTGCATCCTGGTTAAACGTAGCCAAATCAATCAAGTCGTTGATCTTGTCAGCCGTAAGCTGTTCTCCGTTGGCGAACGATGTTCCTTTATTTATAATAGACATAGTATTAAATTGTTAAAATTATTGCAGGAGGGGGTTCATTAACACACTACCGATATTCCTATGTAGCCTTTATCCGAGGGATGCCCACTTGAACTGACTGCATAAGTGTTAATACGAAAAGAATTAGCATTGCGAGATGCTATAAAACATACCGTGTGCTGTTGCCCAAGAGTAGGATTAATAATACCACTTACTTCGGCTGAGTAGGACAAAGATATAGCAGGAGATGCAACGGGCATCGACTCATCAAAGAAAAATTCGTAATCACCAGTTCCGTGTTTTGTAACACTTGCTATGTTGCCACTAGCATGTAGAGTATTAGAATTTCCATTATAGGAAGCCCAAGCCCTTACACCATAATAGGGGGCGGTTCCTGTAGTTTGAGTAATCCCGTTACTATCAACATAAGCCTTAATGCTCTCGGAGGTAGCCAACGTCGTAGCATCAGCCGCAGCCATTGTGTCGTCGTCAAGTATCTCTACTTCTTGTGGTGCCACTGCAGATCCTGATGTATTTCCAAGAACCCGAAGGTTAGCTACGTTTTCAATTTTAGCCTTGGTTACACCTGCGTCCTTGATTTGAAGTTTACCAATGTTAGTCCCTGATGTAATCAGCTCAAGGCTTGTTTCGTCCACGGGGTCGTTAAACGTAGCTGCATTTGCAACGTTGTTCAGGTCGACTGAAGTAACTGCATCAGTAGTCCCAAAGGTTTTTCCTGTAGTAATAATTGCCATATCTTATATTGCTGTATTTGTTGATCTAAATGCTTCAGCTCCGCCAACCTTGATTCCTCTGAATCTAGGTCGGCCAACTGTATTGTTAAGGGTGACTTGCATCCCGTATGCTCGTTTGTTACCTATTCTACCACGGACGGAAACATCCTCGTCGGGATCTAATGTAGTGCCTGAGTTTAATGCGCTTAGACTACCAAGGTCTACGGTGGTGTCAAGGTTCTCCAGTTCTGCGCTAATGCTCAAGTCAGAGGCTTCATCTACGGACGACTGCACGTGCAACTCTAAGTTATTCCAGCGCTTGCGGTCCATACTGCCTAGGGTAAACTGCCTAGTAGTAACAGAAGCTGGCACATCATAAGGCTCTTCGGCTTCGACCCCTGATACAGGAATCGTTGTAGCAAGTAAGTCCTTTGCCTGTACACGAGCATCAAGCCTATGCACGCCGCCTTGACTATTTATTGCGTAGACGGCACGGTCGGACTTCTTGCCCCCAACAATTAAGTCAGAGATGTCCCAGTTCGGCGCATTGGTTGTGTCAATGCTCTCCCACTGCTTGTTAATAAAGTTAAAGATTAAGATAGCGTTATTAACCTGGCTGCCATCTAAAGGCACTGCCAGGTAGTATCTATTATCGAAGTATACGCCTACGCTCTTGTCCCATACGTCCCTATTAATGCGTTGAATAATAGGGTTAATCGGAGAACTCAGTGGCACTTCGTTGCCACGAAGGTTATATAGATCCTGGAAGTTAGCCCCGTAGACACCGTTGTCAGACAGGAACAACACGTTGTTCCCTACCTGTATAATACTCTTCCTCGCTACGCACCCTACCTCGTTTGTTATTAGCTGAGTAGCTGCGCTTTGTCCTGCTCCACCTACAAGGTGAATACTATTGCGGTTAAACACCAGTAGCTTGTCGTCCGAGAATGAATGCAGGCCGACATTGAAGTCCGCCGTCCCTGCGTTAAACCTGAACTGAGCATATACCTGGTCATAGGTATCGGAGTCCAATATGTCCGAAGTAATAACTTCGTCTAGAATCTTCCTGTATGTAAAGCTATCCTCTGCGTCATTTACTGTGTATTTAAACGGCATTACCAGCCTGCGCTGGTGATACGTCGCATACTCAGGAGCTGGCATATGACTGAAACCTAGTCCTACGGAAAGAGGACGTGAAAACACAGGAGTAGAGCTAAGGCTTAATCCGTCAGTTACGTGAACGCTAGTTTGATTGCTGTTAAAAAAGAACTCAAATCCGTCAGCCAATGCTACCAAAGGCGTGCCAGCATTAGGATTAGTACTAACGCTTCCGCTTACATAAAAAACAAATGTATCCGTCGTTCTTTCCGCTACAAATCGAGGCCCATTTATATCGGTATCAGGTGAGGTATATCCAGAAACATTGATTGGATCCCCAACTTCGTAACCGTGACCAGTCACGGTAGCTGTGACTTTATTGAGTCCGTCGAACTCACCTCCGCTAATTAAGTCAGAGGTAGCGCTTGCGATTGACTGATCGGAGCCAGAATTAAATACCTTATTTGCAATAAAAGTTTCACCAATAATAAATCCAGAAGTTTGGTCGGCATCAAGAGTTTTATCTCCAACAACGGATACAGTGTCCCCAACCCTAACTCCAGTTGATTGATGAACAATGCCTCTGCCGTTAATGATAGCGAACTCACCTGCGGTGCATACAATCTGCGTTGGCTGAGTATAGGTTCCACTTTCTACACGTTTAAATGCAGGAGATATTTTAGATGCTGCGCTAACTGTATATGTAGCTGCATCCTGATATACAACTGGTAAGTCATACGTAAAAGAAGTATCGCTTGGCACCGTCTTGACTGTCCAAGTGCCGTTTGGATCTTGGTCTAATACAGCGGGGTCTCCCTCTCCAGGGAACCCTGTAAGTCCCGCAATAGTAATTGCGTCACCTATAACTAATCCGTGCTTGCCCGAAGTAGTAACGCTAACTATATTTGAAGCTGCACCCGTGCTGGCTGATGCAATGCTAACGGGGCTAAAAAACTTGTCGTTCTCTAGTGCAGTCTGGCCGTCACGGAATATAAATATCTTATTAAATGCCTGCAGCATACTGCTGGCAGGCGGCACGTTTTCACCCGATGGGTAGCCCATCGTGATTGATACGCTAGTATCATTTAGGTCAGTAGCTACTGCGCTGACATTGGATGCTAATATAATAAACTGACTGTTGGTTTGGTTAGGATCACTAAAGGTTGTGCTTGAATAAACACCAGCAACGTTTCCTTGGTCCAGAACCATATTGAAACCAATGACAGGGGACAAGGTGATGGTAGTCAGTGCAGGTTCAGTGCCTCCGTCGTCTAAATTAAATGGGAGCGTAAGGGCAAAGCCGCCATAAGCGGCTACATTGGTACCAACCAAGTCATACTCAATTGTTCTGGTAGTTCCGTTATCAGTTACTGCTGTAACCGTGTGAGAGCCGTTGGGGTCTGGAGTCCCCGTTAAACCTTCTACAAATATCTTGTCTCCTACTGCAAATACGTGACCTGGCTTAAGCGGATCTACGACATCGTCATCAATAACAATGAGGGCCTTATCGCTAGCTAAACTGGCGGATCTAATTGTAGTAGGCAGTAGGCCAACCACTGCAGGGCTGACTTGAGTTTCTGAACTGGTAGGTAGTCTTAGGACGGCATCACCAGAAGCAAAGGGCGCCTTGATTGCGCTGATACCCTTCCTTACCTGCCACTCGCCATTCTTGCCAATGCGCCCGTTTGAACTGTTAGCCAGCATCCCAGAGGGTAGCTGGTCGGGGCGGCTGTAAGTATTGAACCCGACGAACCCCACGTCCATATCATCTCTTATGGGGTCGTCCGTCGGTCCGTATGAGCTATAGCGTGACAATGTGTTCCTTAGTTATTGGTTAGCAGTTCCAAGCCTTGCGGCTCCAGTAGTTAGCAGATAGTTTATTGCTCTTACCCTTTATACCTCCGCTACGAGCGCAGTAGCTTTTCTTCCTGGCGGGTTGGCTTTTCTTGATTGACATATTAGCATCGCCGAATCTTACGATCTTTTCTTTTCCGCCTTGGCAGGCTTTCACAACGAACTTCTTCCCGCCTTGGACTTCACGGCGTGGTACGTTGCACTTCATCTTAGACTTGTCTGACATTATGCTTTAGTTCTTACTTTTGCTTTTGGTGTGTTTGATACTACGGTTTGTCCTCTGGCCCCTGCTTTCTTTTTCTTTCTAGCAGTGCTTGCTCTCTCCGATTTCGTAAGACTGAGAGCCTTTTTTTTAGGGAGGCAACGGTCAGGGTTTTTCTTATCCTTCGACGTTCCGCAAGGTCCTTTGATAGATCCATCAATTCCAATCCTTACCCAGTTCTGTTTTCTCCATTGCGCTAGTTGTGACATTACTTTCTTTTGCGTTTTGCACTTTTAGATTTCTTAGCGTAGTTAGGGTCCTTGCAGTACTTGGATGCAGCCATATTAGCATAAGCGGAAGGGTACGTATCAAACGTCCGTCTAGCCCAGGCCTTACCAGCCGAGCATATTTTACCTGCACTCTTTGCTTTCTTAGGCACTAGTAAGAACGACGACCCTTGCCTTTACCTTTACCCATGCCGCCCATTTCGCCGCAAGAGCCTTTGCCTGATTTACCTACTGGTTTTCTTGGATTCATAATTATTTGTTTCTTTTGTTGTGAAAATCAAACAGAACTTTTACTTTCTCTGTTAGAGCTTCTAGGTTGTAGTGCATCCTGGCTAGCACGATAATAAGCGTAATAACGCCAATGCCGATAGGCCAGAGGGATGATATAATTTGTAAAACTTCATTCATTTAATTTGTGATGAACCAAAGTAGAAGCCTACGATGGCTAGGGCAGTTTGCCTAATTTCTGGTAAAATAACGAATCCCTGCACGGTGTCCCATTTAAGGCTCTTGAATAGCCCTAGAAAGCCGTTTGTCTCTCTACCTATGGTTACCCCTACGTCAGTCCACGCAAAGACGAATGGGGCTATTACAATGGCAAAGACGGTGGATACTACTAGGAACCTACGAACTAATACACCACCATT